TTCATCTGCGGGACGTTCGCCATCAGCACCCGGGTCTGACGCATCTCCGTCTCGCCCTGAAGAGCGGACTGGACGGAAATAGGCGCCGTGAAAAGTTGAGCCCACCCGTAAACAGGAGCCCAGAATCCGTCTGTAATGCCCGTGCCATAGCATTCGGGACAATAGGGGTCGACCGACATCCCCGACTTGCTCAGGCAGAGAGAACAACGGTGACCCCACCGCTTCTTCTTCAGCGCGGCCATCTCCGTCCCGACAACACGCTGCAGGGATATCATCGCGTCTCGCACGAGCTTCCGATGGATGCCCTCACGTCGGCGGTCGAGCCAAGGCTCTACTTTTTTTATAATCGTGAGGGTGTCATTGGCCCCATGGGGTATAGCCGTCACCCGGTAATAGACGACGCGGGATATGGACATGAGGTCAGGCTCGCCCTCGAGGGGGTTCGCTGGAAAATTCGTGTCCGCATAATAGAACTCATTCGTCGGGTTGGTGGTCAGCATCTCCCAAGGACCCGCGGCACTACCGGATCTCTCCACCGTGAACTGGTATGCCTCTCCTATAACCGGATTTCGAAGAACCCACTGGACGAAAACTCGTCTAGGAAATATCGGAAACATCCGCGTAATTTCGATGTACGCATCGGTTCGAAGAGGCGGATTACTGACGGAATGGATGACAGAAGAAGGGTAGAGTGGCATGGGTCAGGTTGTCCAGCGCCCGAGGTAGCGGTACCCGGAAGCCTGGCCATCATAGCACGCTTCCATGTTGGCCTCTGTCTTCGAGAGGCGACAATGGAGATCGAACTCCTGCTGTAGACGGTCCGCCCAGGCCGCGTACTGAGCCTGCTTTTCATCCAGATTTACGGGAGCGATATTTCCGTCCTGTGCTCGCACTTCATTTCGATTCTGTCGAAGACCCTCGGACCGAAGAAGGATGGCACAGACCCCACACAGAAGAACGTACTCATTGATCATGTCGTACGTGTACGTGGTCAGAGGAGGCAGCACGTTGTACTTGGCCACGGTGAAACGGATCGCGCGGTTAATATCTTCCGTGCTGAACTCAACATTATCCGGGAGGATGATGTTGTGCTCAGGGGTATCACGCAAGAACCAACGAACGTCATCCGTGGTTAATGGGTCACCGGTCGAAGGAAGAACAACTGGCATCGCTCACCTCTTTTGCTCAGGGAAACTCGTAGCGTGTAAAATACGCATCGATGATTCCCGCTGCAGTGGTCGTTATCTTCACGTTCTGTCCGGGAAGAACGATGATGCCCGTTCCATCAAATTCATGGCTCGTGGCGTTTGCACCTTCACCTGCCAGAATAGTTGCAACATTTGCTCCGCCGCGGTCTTGGACGAAGACACTGTAAGTCTGGCCTCCGCCACAAAATGCACGAACGCAACGTAACGACAGACAGGCATTATCCGAAAAATCGAATAAGCCTCCCGCATTCAAAGTCACGGTAGAGTGGTTTGCCGGATCACAATAGGTGTACAAACCATTGGCATACTTAGCAGGGTAGGCTGCTCCTACAACAGCGATAGTAGGAGCGGCCCCTATCATAGCAACACTCGTAGTTTGACGCACGGCTACAACTGTTTTACCTACGACGACTTGATAAGTATAGTTGCTCACGCTTTCACCTATTCCTCTCAGGGATACTCGTAGCGACAAAAATACAAATCAACGGTCCCTGCGGCGTTGGTTGTAATTTTCACTGTTTGGCTGGGAAGAACGATGAGACTCGTTCCTGCAAATTCCCTATTCGTTTTATCCGCATCAGCTGAAGTTAAAACAGTGGTAATATTCGATCCATCCCGGTCTTGAATATAAAGGTTATAAATTTTTCCAGTTCCGCAAAAAGCACGAATACACCTCAACGACAGGCAATAATTGTTCGACAAATCGAACAAGCCGCCCGCATCCAGCGTCACAACCGAAAGGTCTTCCGGGTCTCCGTAGGTGTACATGCCCCCTACGAACTTAGCCGCAGATGCCGTACCTGAACCCGGACCCGGGACGAGTGGAAAAGTAGGAGCTACTCCCGTAAAGGCACTTCCCACAATAGTTTGACGTATCCCTATCACGGTTTTACCGGGGATGATTGGGTAAGTATAGTTGCTCATTATTTTCTCCTATTTCTTTAATGGAGCCTTTGGTTTTTCAGGTTCTATTAGTGTAACACCTTGTGACAACTGCGATATAGCTGAAAGTAATTTGTACTCTAATCGCACAAATTTAGCATCATTTTCAGCTAAAGCCTTAACACTCTCCGCAAAATGTTCCTGCCTATACTTTTCATAATTACTTCTAAGAGTCTCCGTACTCTGCGAAACTTGTATTATAATTTCGCTCGTTTTAGTTACCTGGCTAACGATAGTATAATACTGCCACAACCATCCACCTATAACGACTAAAACTCCGATAGACCCGACAGCTACGATATTACGAAAAAAAGTACGCCAACTATTCACAGCTTCTTTTAATTCCAAAAAATCAGTTTCTTTTTTGCAGTGACTGATTTCGTCTAATCGTATATTTATTATCTCCAATTTTTCTTCATACGTTTGGATAGACGCCATTAGGAAAGTTCTATCCGCTTTGTCTTTACGCAAGTTGTGAAGTGAATCTTTAATCCAGTAAAGGTCTTCCACTGGCATAAAGACACTCGATACTTCTTCCCCAGTTCTTTCCCCCGATTGTGCGCGTTGCACCGCAGGTAGCCGTGCCATCTTTAATTCCTGCGGAGTGGCGAATTTTCCGCCGTCATTCATCTCACCCCATGACAAACTAGATCGTGCAAATTTCCTCGCGTCCTTTGATGGAGGAACTGGCGGAATTGTTTTCCTAGTTGTTTTGTCTTCTGTCACGTTGTCACCTCAACGATACGGGGCGTATAGTTAGGCGAAAAATCGATATAAAGAAGCCAAGTCTGGGCCTCCGGTAAAAGAATATCGGAGGTCCATTCCCCATTTTCATCGGTATAAACATCCCCGACCCAACCGGTTTGGATGACGACTGTGAAAGCCTCGGGATCTCCACAAAGAATCATTGTGCTATCAAAAGGCTTTTCAAAAAGAACGTTTTGCTGCGTCACCCATCCTGACATAGACGGACCATGGTACGTATTTGCGTTATATATAATGATATGGGCGCCTTCAATAGGCGTTCCGTCTGCTTGAAGGACCTGCAAGGCGTGCGCCTGCGGATAGTTATGATTGACGACGACAGTCATGCTTGAATTGTAGGATAGAACTGGGTTCTAAGGGAGAAGAGAGAATTGAGGGAAGGGGATAGAGATAGAAGAAAAGCTACTCGTCGTCTTCGACTTCAATAGCTACAGCATTTTCAAACTTCGCGGCTGCCCACGCGGTTAGTTTTCGCGCGCCATATTTACTGAAACCTAATTTCATGAGAGCGTCTTTATTGGCATTTGCCAAATCTGCGAGGGTTGGATACGCTTCCTGAATCGTCGAAATGTTTTCTTCCGTTATGCCAGGTGCATTAGCATATGAGTCCACAGGTGTAGCCGGTGCTTCCTGAATCACCAAGGTTTCCACGACCGGCTCGACGGCCGGTGCTTCTACCTTTGGTGCAGGCGGCGGGGCTGGTGAAATAGCAACTTCCAGCACCTTTGTCTTCGGCACTTCCTCAACGAGTTCTTGCCCTTCCACGAGCTGCAGTCCCCGACCGATATGCACGGACACGGCGGGATGGTCGACCGTGGCAGACATCATCTGTTTGCATTCACCTGGTTCAAAAGAAATTGGCTGACCATCTCTGTCGCGAACGGCAAGGATGATCAATCGACTATCAGTGACGTTTTTAACCTTGCAGAGTTTCATGGCGAGTAGCCTACTTTCTCATCAACTAAAAACGATTTCCTGCATGGACAAAGAATTGGCCAAACCGATTCCGATGTATTCGTACGTCCAGAAGGAGATGATGTCAGCTTCCTGCTTGATGAACAGAGTTGCATCTTGCAGAGTGAAAAAGTTGCCGAGGAAATTGTTCGGCGAGGTTGGGGAGAAGATCCAACCCTTGTCGGTCGGATAGATATCCGACTTGACGTGGGTCACGACCGGGAGTCCCCAAAGCTTCTGAGAAGCTTCGATACCCTCATCGAAATGGCGCTTCGCGATCTCGTCACCGACAGAGGTCGCCGGCAGGTCGAGTGCGTCCATGTAGCGCTCTTTGCTCAAGAGTAGCTTGCCGATGGGACGTTTGCGAGTTCCGGTCAGCATCGCCTGGCAGGCAGTCTTGAAGGTGCCGCTCTGGAACGGACCCGAGGTACGCTGTACCGACGGGTTCGCAGCAATGATGGCAGCGACGAGCTCGTAGAATTTACGATCCTCTTCGTCCGCCATGTCCATGACCGAATTGTCTGACAAAATCTTGCGAATGTCAGAACGGTAGGTCATGAGCTCAGCCTTCGATTTGGTGAATCTCTGCGACTCGACCTTGCCGAAGCGAACCGAGTAACGAGGACCCTTGAACCACGTGCGTCGACCAGTTCCCTGGAATTGCACGAAGGTAGCCGACGAATCCGGCTCCTTGTCGATGATGATCTTCGGCTGATCGGTGCTCTCGTCCCGGTCGATGTCCTCTTCGGTCACACCTTGGGGGATGATCACTTCACGAACAGCAGCAGCCTGACGAAGACGCTCGCGGATGAACAGCGAGCTGGCCTCGACCGCTTCCTTGGTCTGGCCACCTTCAATCTTGGAGATGAAGGACTTGTTCAGGAACTGCGCGGAATGAGTAGAGGTTTCAACGTTGTATGCCATCTGGTGCCTCCCTTATGCCGACGCCGGGCTAATGCCCTGCGGAATAATGACGTCTAGGAGACCCGTGGTGGCATTGACACCGCGAGGACCAACTACACCGTAAATCTGCTCGCCCGAACCGACAGCGCGGAACTTGCCGGTAGAGACAGGAGAAGAGCCAGCATGACCGCAGGTCAGCATGGCGCCCGGAGCGTATGTCGTGACGAAATACTGTGGGGTCAGAATCTCGATGCCTCCCTGGATGCACGTCAACTTGTGCACGAAGGAGCCATCGTAGTCCATGTCGCCATCGATAGTGATGAACATCAACACCGGAGCGTTGGTGGTCGCCGCATCGTTGTCGGCTGGAATGGCGTATCCCGTGGAGTTCATCACAACGATGGAACCCGCGGGGATGGTACCGGCAGTCGGAGTTCCGCTGGAACTAACGGCCGGTGGATTGTAGACGCTCAACACCAGTGCGAGGGCCGCCTTTGCGTTCTCGGGCGGGTCGTGGGTGATGACGTCGAAACCGCTCGTGAGAATCGACATGTGTTACCTCATCCCTTTCAAGTCCTTCAGCTCAGAAGGAAGTTTACAAAAGCAGCTTCCGCTTCAGGCAGCGAAGAGGAAGAAGAAGCTGTTTTCGTCGTTTCAGGGCCACCCAGGGAATCAACACGGTCTCCACCCGCGAGGCGGGAAAGGAGCTCGGTGACTTCGGGGTTGACCGCGGCCAACTTGAGAACCTCAGGAGAAACGTTTTCCCCCACAGCATCTCGAATACGGCTGGCCAGTTTGGAGACTTCTGCATCCCGAATAGCATTCGCCGCTTCGGCCTGCTTAGTCTCAGTCGCCTCGATATAATTGGCTGCGGCCTCGAGGACTTCCGCTACCTTAATCAGGTCTAGCATTGGTTATTGCCTTCCGTTCAGCAGGGCTCGGAGCTCGTCCAGCGCCCGCGCTGCGGAAAGGACTTGGGCCACCTTCAGCAGCTTCGTCTCTTCACGCACGGAGGCTTCTTTGCGGAGCTCTTGAGCTACAGTACGAAGTTGGTTTGCCACGGGAGATGTCATCGGTTCACCGCCTGTGCGAAGTCCAGAACATCCTGAACAGACACGCGCACCGAAGCCTCTGCCCGAAGGTCACTCGCCAACTTCTGCAGGCCTTGGGCTACATTGTCGGTGAGCATCGGCGCCGAGGAAGAAGCCAACTTAGTGGCCTCTTCTTGTGCCAACGCTTTTACGCGGGCAACAACAGCATCCACACTCGGAAGAGGTCTAGCCATGGTTCACTCAACCGTTCTTCTGGTTGCGAGCGGCCTGAATGAGAATCATGGCCTCTTGTGCACCCTTGTAGAACTCGTTGGCGGCGGCGTTGACGGCGTCAGTGACGGCCGCTTCGTAGCCCTGGTTGTACTCCGCGGCAGCCTTGGTCATCGTGTCGTGATAACCCTGCTCGGCAGCAGCTTTGATCATCGCTTCTTCCTGACGCTGCTCAGCAGCCGACTTCTGCATGGGAGCCCTTTGAAATTGTGGCTGTGGATTTTCGGCTGCTACTTTTTGAGCTGCAGAATCCGCTGCCGCAAACACTTCCAAAGCACCCTGCGCGAAAGCCCGGCCGCTCATATGCGCATGCACCAGCTCTGCCGTCTTTTCATTTTCCGCCAAAGTGGCAGCAGTCTTCATGAGAGCCTCCACCGCGTCCGTCGATTGCGTCGCCGAGGCAACCTTTGTGGCTTCCACGGCGCTAGCAAGCTGCTGTTTGGAGTTATCCGCGCTGGCTGTCTTGGTTTGAGAAGCAGCGGGAGCGTTAAAGTTAGCGAGCATCTTACCGAATTCCATGGTGCTTGACCTCTTTCCTTTTACGCACCAATCATATGGTGCTCGTCTTCATCCTACAAGACCGTGTTTGCTAACAGAATTTTGCCGAGACTTTCAGCAATTTTGTCCATATCCAAATCAGGAAGACCTACCGTGTCTGACGAGGTCTTCGTACTCGCCCAATCTTTTACACCCTGGTCTGTCTTCTTAGCCCAACCTCGAAGAGCTTCATCCGTTTTATTAGCCCAACTCTTTCCCTTTTGCGCTAAAGGTCCGACAATATTTTCTCCGAGGTATTTAGCTGTTTGCGTATTCCCTGCAGCACGAAGACCCATGGTTCCTAGTCCTGCAAAAAGCAGGGGGTAATTAGCTGCAGCAGAGCCGAGCGTATCAACCCCTCGCCGTAAGACCCCTTCACTAGGGTCACCCGGAATATAGCCCTGGGCTAAACGGTGTCTACGATCCATTCCAAGAAGAGCCATTGTTCCAAGTGTACCAAAAAGAGGCAATGCGAGGGAGCGTGAAAAACTAGAAGAGTCCACGCTCATCTTCGTGAGCTCTGTGAGTACTGGGATAGGGACACCTTGATCGGTCATGTAGTGAGCACCCATGGAAGGCAAGTTAGAAAGACCAACAGCACCTAAGGTACCCGCTACGAGGGGATTCAGTTTAGATAAACCTTTGCTACGAAGCCCTGCAGAAATGAGACCGTAAGCCCCACCCAACGCCGCGCCTCCACCAATAACTTTGCGTAAATTCTTTTTCGCAATTTCGTCGTGAGCTTGGATAGCTGCCCAACGATTGGTCCCATAGCGCTGCCCTGAAACAGGGTCCGTGAGCGTGAAAGGCGTCAATTGAGAAGTTTCGTCACGGTATTTTCCCGGGATGTATTTCCGTTTCAAATACTCGTAAATACCCGAACGTTTTTCCATTCCAGTGCCAATCATTTCCGCAACTTTTGGATTGAGATGACATTGGTCGATGTCCAAATCCTTTTCAAAAGCATCCAGCATTTGAGGGTGCTCTTGAAAAAGACCGAGCAGGGGCTGTCGAGCTGCAACAGCCGCATCCGCTATCCCATCCATGTTCGGAACCTGGGGCATCTGCCGGTAGATAGTAATCTTCACGACCTCGCGGGTGCAAAGAGGCATGCCCATCGCCAACGTCGAGGTGAAGATTTCCGGCAGCGAAAAAGAAGAAGCCAGGCGCCGGAGCAAATCATCCGGGAGCTCGGGAAGACCTGCGCTCATGCTCTGGGCGGTGGGTTGCATCGTCTGGATATTCTGAAGATGCATGGGGTCAACACCCTCGGTTTTAGCATCTACTGGAATTCCCTGTACGACCTTGTCGATGACCGCGAGTTTGTGTGCGGCCATCTTACGCTCTTGCATCTCGTCCAAGTATTCACCTGCAGCTGCTCCCGAGAGCTTGATTTCATAGGCCTCTTCCGCGACCTTCTTCAACATGTAAGCGTTGGGGTCTGCGGGACGTACCACCCAGGAGATGTCGAAGAACTTACAACTCGGATTCAAGGCTGCGACTTTCAATCCGTTGACGACTTCACGCATCTGAAAACGGAGGTGGTCGCAGTATTGGGCGCGGGTAGGAGCTCTATTTCCGCAGATTAGGCACACGTCCCAGGGGACCTTAGTACCCATGGAAACAGGGGGGTATTCTCCCGCGGCTATACGGTTTGCTAAATCCGGAGCCTTCGCATTATCGACATCAATCAGGAGTTCAACGCGATACATGGTCGGATTCCAAAACGCACGCATCACACGTCCGACAGACTTTTCAGGGTCCGTGTTCTGATGATGACGGTAATTGAAACCGAACTGCTCAAAAGATTTGTAGTGCTTGCTTAGAATTTCATCTTCTGAAATCCATGGAGGACTAGAGAGAGGTTTATACGGCTGGTCCGGAAAACCATCTCCATTACGATTCTCGCCGTAGCGCTCCCATGCACTGACGGCGAGAACGTAAACAATGCTGTGCCCTGGAATGGGTTCGATGGTCTTGAAATACTCAGCTCCAACGCTGGCATACTTCGTGATGGGCTCGATGAAGCTTTTTCCTCTCGACCACAGCATCACCGGCTGAACCGTTTGCTCGCCGGTCGGGAAGTGCGAGTCGAGATGGACAATCTTCTTCATCATCGAAGTTTCAACCCTTCTTCAGGTTCTCGAGCGCCGATAGTCCGTCCGTAATGACACGGTACTTCTCTTGTCGGTTAGCCACTTTCGTCCCAAAGCTCTCGAGAATCTCGGGGAGCTCCGTGGTCTTCCAGCCATTCATCGCGGCTGCGACTCTATGGAACTGTCCATTGCGCATCGCGAGCTTCACGGAATCAGGAATCATTTGGCTCAATTCTTCGAATGTCATGAAGCTGTACCTTTCCTATAGTCCCAGAGTGTTATATTTACCTGACAGACTTCCTTGCGTTTCATTAATAGCTTTTTCAGTTTCAGCCAATTGTTTGATCGTCATATAGTTCAAAGCGCCGTGTGTTTGAGCCGCTTCACGTAAGAAAGAAATCACAGCATTCTGATCGAGACTTAAGGTGGGAGCAACTGAAACCATCGACGCATAAACCTTTAACATGAGTCCGGGATTCTGAGCCTCAAAAGCACTGACAATGGGGTCCATGGATATAATATTGCGCAGCACTTCCTTTCGCTTGGTATCATGAACCAGCTTTTGAGAAAGACCACGTCCCGCTTTACGTAGAAGGTCCGTAAGAACCATCACCCCAGCTGCTCCAACGCCCGCTCCAACGCCAGAACCGAGACTATCCACACCTTTGCTCCATACCGTATTCCACGTAGAAGGATCACCGGCAGCTTCTTTCACAAAAAGCTCCTCGAGTTGTGCCGCGACCTTTTCAGACGCATACACAAACTTGGCGTCGGGTGACCCAAGACGATTTTTCATGAATTCACTCTCCTGTTCCATGGCCTTGGGGCCAAACGAGTTTGCGGCAGCAGCCGCAGTACCAACAGCTAATGTAGACTTCACAGGATTACGCTGAACTTTTTCAATAAAGCGTTTCAGCGCTGGACCCGGGTCTACAAATACTTTTTCAGCGACTGACTTCCATCCCATTTAGGAACCTCTCAGCGCTAGCGCACTTGTCCCAATTGTAGCGTGCTTCCCGCGCTTCTTCTAGGTAACTGAGAATCTCCGCGGTCTGACCTCGCAGCGTAGGCGCAATCGTATCAACAACCTCTGCGACCTTCATCCCGCCGAGCACATCCACGTCTTCTTCGCGTGTCAGGAAAGCGTGCAGACCTTTGATATCGTCCAAGCAGGTTCCGTTGCTGGCCGATACTAAGTCACGGTAAAAAGCTGTCTTATCGAAATGCACATTTCGACCTGCGACTTCGCGTGTCACGCGTGCAGCTTTCTCGAGGGCCAGCCCCCAACGGATTTCCGAGGCTTTCTTTTCTTCTGAAACCTTACCTTTGGCGCGGTTATAAAGATTGGTGACTTCGGCCTTATTCAACACCGGGGCCTGGCACTCTTCATCGCACTCGGACCCACCCGTCGATTCGTTGTCTTCGAGATTCTCAATTTCCTCTGCGTTCTTCGTTGCAAACCCACCGAAATAATCCGCAAGCATATTGTGGTTATCCAATTGAACCGGGAAAGAACCCACGTGCGCCAACTTCGCATTGGAATGCAGGGCCGAGATTACGAGCTCAGGGTCCCCGGTCTCAAATTCAAACATGCGGTCTTCTTTACCAGCCTGCTTGGCGAAGAGCTCGTTGAAAGCGTTGACGTTGGCCAAGCGCACGAGGGTTCGAATTCCATCTGGATTCAAACCGGCGTCGGTCGCTATCTTCGTGGACAGCTGATTAATGGTTACCGCGCCGTTGCCAGCTGCAAACTCTTTGGCAATTGTATCCGCTGCTTTTTCGTAGTCGTTACGCATCCACATTGGCCGACTCCTTGTCAGTGAAGAATGTCGTTGCGGTTTATTCCAGCCGCTTCGGGTTTATGTAGAAACTTACGTTGCTCAATTGCCACGATGGCATCTTGAGAATCGTCTTCGCCCTGTTGAAGCTTCCTATACGTAGTCGACATATCCGAAGCTTGCTGGAACCAGTGCAATGCTTCTTTTCCTTCACGCGAAGTCAAGGCGTTACCTCTGGCCATTAGCCCAAATGAAACTGCCGTGAGATACATACGATGATTTACAAAGTCCTGGTCTATCGCGGGCATCTCATAACCCAGACAGAATTTGTTCTTCAGCGTCAGAGGTCCACCTGTCATCCCCAGGTAAATGAGGTTCTTACCTTCGGGACACGCGAACCTCTCCATGTACTCACGCGCATATTCAATGTGGTCCAGCTTCGTACGAATCTTTGTTCGGTCGAAAAAAAGACGCGCTATACCTTCAACTATCTCAGGCGCGAGCTCAAGACTTTCTTCGATATCCTTAGAGGAACACCTCGCGAAAAAATAGGCCATGACGACGTCACGTTTGAATTCCGAAAAGACGTGACTCACTACGACCTGTTGAAACTCCGTGCCTTCTGTATTCCCTAGGTACAAATCGTAAAGTTGCTCCAGCCAAGGGTCCGCAGGAGGTGTCCTGTGTTGGATGCCATATGTAAGACTTAGCCATCGCCAATAAGGCTGTATTGGAGCCAGCATTTTCGTTACTGTTGGTCGCCCAACATCCTCTGTGATTGCATCGCGCCCGCTTCGGTATCGAGGGCATTGCGATTCACTTGCAGCACTATTTCTCCTAGATTTTTGAACACGTTGCGCAGTTTATCCTCGAGCAGCACGTACGCATCATTCCCGATAGCCGCTTTCGTTTCAGCCTCCCGCATCCACAGCGTCAATTGGATACGCCCGATATTGTCGAGAGCTTTCTCGAGGTTCGGAATGTACGTGCTGACGATGTCCCGAAGAAGGGGCGCCGCAGCCATGACTGCCAGCACCGAAGTATCGAACATCCCCGCGTCCTGAAAATCAGCAGCCTGCTCCGCGAGCTCGGGATGAATTTGAGAAGCTACCATCTCCGCGGAGGCCGGCCCCTCTTCCTGCATCACGGGCATCGGAGGAGGTTCGGGCTGCGGCGGGGGTGTCGGCGCAAGCATCTGACCAGCAGCTAGCGGAGAAGCCATCGCCTGTGGCGGAACCATCCCACCTGTTGCCTGTCCAATAGCATTTGCACGTTGTTGAATTTGCGTCAGGATAGCGATTAGTTTCTCGTTAGACTCTGTCTCCTGCTGCATAGCCTGTTGCTGCTGCGCCATTTGGTCTTGAATCTGCTGCATCCGCACCTGATTCTCTTGCTGCAGACCTTGTACCGTTTCAGCAATCGCCAAATCCGTCGGGGATAATTGAGGAGGCTGCATAGGCATCCCCATTCCCATCATCGACGGGTCCATGCCCTGCTGCTGCATCATCGCCGGGTCCATGCCCTGTTGCATCATCGCCGGGTCCATGCCCTGCTGCTGTTGCATCATCGCCGGGTCCATGCCCTGCTGAGGAGGAGCCTCTTGCTGCATCATCTGTTCGCCCTGAGCTCTTTTCACCAAGCGAAGACGACACGTACCATTTTTCGCGGCATCGTGCAGGACGTTCGCAGAATCTATTAACGAAAGATCATAGGCCTTGGCCACCTTCGTGATAGCCACATCCAAATAGGAGGCCGTAGGTACGCCTTCCACCCACCACTGAGCCAGGCCAGCGCTCTTCACGTTGATAGGAGCAGCATCGGTCTTGTCCGCGATGTATTGGTCGAGCCAACGCGTGATGATGCTTGGGTCCGTGATAGGCTCTTTCTTTGATTCCCAAGGGTCCGGTACCGAAAACCAGGATGTGCTCTTCGGATAGTAGAGAGTTGGGTTACCGCAGGTGCACGGACTATTGCCAGCGCTACTCGAAGAAGACATGATGCGACCGCGCGTGTCATCCGAATCGATAACGCCTCCATCAAATGAAGTCGTCCCACCATCTTCGGTCGTCTTCGTGATGAATTTCGGCGCACCGATTTGAAACTTGCCCTTGCTCGAAACGTACAACGGAACGTTGTACTTCCCTGTGGTGGGCTTATTCTGGGTGCGTCCTTCGAGAGCTTTGTAAACCGCCGTAGCCTTTACAACTTTATCGTCATGTTCGGGTTCTCCCAACAGTGTCTTCGCATCTGCACCGTAAACTGTCCAAGCCTTGCTCCCGTCGGCGTAGATGACCACGTAGTCATCGCCTACCACCGCTTTGGAAACCAGACAGAGCTGCTTGGCTTTGTCCGGGAAGTACAGATGGTAAAAACCCGTGGAGGTAGCCGGGGTGAGCTCGATGGGGGATTCCACCTTGACGATGGTATTCTTTACGACCGGGCGCGTATCCACCGCGGCGAACCCGTCGGTCGCAATCGTCTTAAAAAGGTCTGAAGCAATTTTTGTACCACAGTTCTTTTTCAGCATAGGAACTGCATCGTAAAAAGTACTCGACGTATAAACGCCAACCATATACGTGCGTTTCTCTTCCGCAACCTTGACCGTCTGTGCGTATCCCGTTTGGAAAGCTTCTATCAAAGCTTTCTTCCCGTAATACCGTGCCACCTTTTGCCCAAAACTTGGATTGCGTTCAAAGGCTAACTTTAATCCGTCGAGCACAACATGTGACGCATTTTTTACGAACTCTAGAAACCGCGGCTTGGGATTATAAGATGCCTCCTTGAACATTTCAGACAGATCGGAAGCGACACCTATACGTCCTTCGGGCATAACGGGCGGGATTACGAGATCGCGAATACTCATATCCCGCGCAACACCTTGTGGCAACTTGGCCGGCTCGCCTAAGTTAGACAGCGCGGACTTCGATACCTCATCCAGCCACTCATTGGAAAGAGGCAGGAAGATATTGAGGTCCTTGAAATAGAACATGTCGAAAGGTTTGAGTTGACTATCCACCATCACAACAGGGATGTAGATGGTCTTGTCTTCCATGAGCAAAACAAAAGCGCCTACGCCCTTGCCACTCTCGGCGTCCGTTTCGATGAGCTTAAACGTCACCACCTGTGCGGCGAGCTCCGGGAACTTCGCCATCATTACGTTATAGGCCATCTCCGAAAATCTTTGTTTGAACATCTCCGCGGCTTGTTCGTTCGACGGCATTTGGCCATACGCTTGAACTTCCGGAGACATGGACATTGTAGGCATAGGTGCAATACTCCCTTGTCGACGAGACGTTAACGTTTAATTGTACGACGTAATTAGGACAGAGGAAAGCGAAGCCGTGGTAACTTAGCGATTTAGGATGTTTGCAGTTTGGAATTTGCGGTAAAATGCCGCGCCTTCGGGGGTCTGCAAAAACGCCGCCACCTTGGAGACATCCGCGGGAGCGCTACCAGCCGTATTGAGACCGGCTTCGGCGGTTGCGGGATGCGGCTTTTGTGGGATGGGCTCCGTCGGGGTCGGGGCATTGGTTGTGCCCTGCGCGACGACCGGAGTCGAAATCGCGGAATTCGTATTCAGGTCCATCCGACCGCCTTCAGAAGGCAGTGTTCCATCTTCCGACAGCTTCTTCAAGATGCGGATGATTTCGGATGCAGCCTTGACGTCGGCCATGGAATCCGGAGCTGGCGATGCGCTCGCGCCGGGCTGCTGAGCTGCGGGCTCAGCGTGACCAACGATGCCAGGGGTCGTGTCGATAGCAGACGAACCCTGCGGAACGACCACTGCCGATGACGGATTGTTCACCGCATCGACCTGAGCCTCAGCACCCGTGAGCTCGGGAACGACCGCGCCTTCACCGGGGTTGGTGGTGCCCTCTTCCATGGCTCGCTTCACCAAGAACTGGGCATGCGCAAAGGCTGCATCCTGAAGAGAGACTTCAGCCGCAATCTTGTTTACGCCGCGGTCACGAGCTCCACCGGTCTTCTCAGTGATAGCTGCGGCGACTTCGGCGAGCTGGTTGATAATGTCCGAGGCTTGGTCCTCAGAGAGTCCGTCTTCTGGAGTCTCTTCGGGGATTTCTTCCTCGGGATAGTTGTCCGCAACTTCATCAGCGACGTCTTCCGCGATTTTGGCATTGGGAAATTCCAAGATACCATTCGCGATGAGGGCGTGGTTGATGCCGCGGACATGTGCTTGCTTTAACAGACCCATTTTCGTTACTCCTTGTTAAATCACTCGCCCGCCATCAGGCCGCCAGCGAGACCGCCGTTGAGAGCACCTGCACCTGTGAGCACAACATCATCCTCTATCAGCGTTCTTCGAGTGCATGGCGGTATCCCTTAGCTCCCCCGTACATGCCACCACCTATCCCTCCAAGGATTCCACCGCCTGTACCTCCTATCAGAGCTCCCATTCCAGGCTTGATTTTTCCTCTACTGAGAAGAGACGCAAGTGCTCCCGCACCTGCACCTAAGCCTGCTCCTCCAAGCGTACCAACGGCTCCACCCAATTGTTGACCTCCCATTGTCTGCCCATAGGCACTGAAACCTTTACCCTTAGGAGCCGCAATTGCAGCAGCAGTCGGTCCGAACATACCAGGCCACGCTGACGGGCCTGCATCTTCTTCTCCCTCGGCCATCTTCTCAGAAGCAAGCTTTACTCCACCAGCCTGAGCTTGCTGAGCGCTAAAGCCGAGTTCCTGAAGAGCTACCGCGGCACCGTATGCATACGCTTGTTTGATGAGTTCCGGATTCATATGATCTCCTTACTTTCGATAGCCGGGTAATCATGCCGCGGCCTGTTTACCTACCGTTGTTGCAAAGAAGTATATTGTGGAGCCTGTTGATTTCCAATACCTAATAAACGCTGCGACCCACGTACAAGACGTTGACCTATAAAATCTCCCGCCATACTAGCGGGAATTGATCCCAACATACCGAAAGGACCAAAAGCCGCTGTACCTAAAACCGTTGACCCAATAAGTCCACCAATAGAATTCGCTTTATTTGGGTCATCACTCCTCAAAGTTTGAACAGCCGAAACAGCTGGGAAGCCGTACATAAGAGCCTTTTGCCAAAGTTTCGGAGCTTTAAATCCTTCCGCCATAAGACTATCACGCCCGAAAGCTGTACCTGAACGTAGTTCCTTTACGAACTGTTTAGGTTGTCCAACTAAGTTTGTAGCCACATTTCTTCCAAAAGATTTTAAACCTGGAATACGTCGTGCGGCCCATCCTGGCAACGCTAGGGCAGTCTTCTCTATTCCTAGCTGACGAAGCCCTGCATTATATCCCTGCTGAAACATGTTTCAGTACTTTCCTTTGGTACCCTGCCCAAATTCTACTCCCGTAATATACGCAGGAACAGGGTGGCTTCCGTGGATGTCTGAAGATTCTCCAAAGTGCGTGGCTTGCATGATTGTATTTTTCAAATTGCGATGCGACAATCGAGCCATCCAATCGGGGTTTAGAAGAGGGGCTCGGGTCGCAGCTTTCATGATGAATTCTACTTCAGGCGCACGCGGAGCAATGATGACTTCCTTTACCCCCTGTTGTTTCAGGTAGGCCTGAATCTGGGGAGTAACACGAGTTCCTGTATAAAAGTGAAAATAAGCTTTACCTAAAGTCTCCCCGTTGGCGTCGTCGACGGGCATGACCTTGGTACCCTTCTTCAGTTCGCGCCTCAAGACGTTGTAACTAACTACGTCCCCCGGAACGAAATTACGGCTTGGGTCTTTGAGAACGCGCACGTAGTTGAGCTCTCCCTTGGCGAGCAGCTCGAAATGCCGTTGATCTAATTCTCGACCCTGGTCCTTATAAAGACTTGCTAAGGTATCAACAATATATTGACGCCCCGTTCCCAGACCTTTCAGCCGTACGACTTCGTCGGGTTTGGGAATTCCCTGACTGACAGCGTCTCCAGCCTGAACAACTGTTCCGACTTTTACCGTGACTGCGAGATTAGGAGTTACGTAGTGTTGTTGTCCACCAATCACGACGTAATGGCCGCCTTGTGGAGCCGGAGTGATGCGCTCAACAGTTCCATTCAGCTGCGCCAACGTCGCCTTGTTTACAAACTGCTGGGGGGATTCAATGATCTGTCGAAACCCTTGGACCCCCTTCACCTTGATACGATCATCTTTAATTGTTCGCGCCCCATGCTTGGCCCCGAGAGCGAATTGCGTAAGAGGTTCCGCCATTGCCTGGGCCGCGCGTACACCAACATTCGTTCCGATATCATGCGTGCTTCCCTTTTCATTTAGGCCCTGACACTTTTGGCAGACACCATCCCCTGCCTCACACGTCATCGGAGATCGGACGAGAATAGTAGAAGAAATCTTTGCTAATTTGGACTGATTGAGTGACGTAATAAGCGTGTTATGTTTAAAACCACCTACTTCTTTCGCAAGATAACGGTCCGATACAGAAGGAGACAAAGCAGCCATAAACACACCATTAGTAGTTCCACAGTCATCCTCTGTTACTATGATGTCGCTCATGTTACTCACGAGAATCTTCGCCAATTCACCCGGCTCGGATACCGCTGTGTATGTACTGATAGTATTAAGAATGGCTTCATTTCCCGCGACCCAGTTATCCGCCGAAGAGAGCCCTTCGCTATGGGACCGTCGGATAAGCCAGGGTTCCGTATTCCCTTTTCCGTCTCGTGCTGAAGTTGGAGATGCCACAATCGAGGTGTACTGAGTAGGGTTACCGCGTGCCCCGCTCTGTACCTGCATCGTCATCGTTCCCTTATGGCGCATCGCCACATCTTGCATCTTACCATGCGCTTCTTCTGCTATTTGACTCCGGGCCTTATCCGTTTTAGCCGCATCGAAACGCGTAATAAAAGGAGCAAGTGTTTCATTCCTATCTTTATAGTCGGGAGTGATATCGTCCAATCCAACCGAGAGCCCCTCCGTCGTAGCAAGTGAATCTCCGAGACGTTTTAACTCAGGCACTATGCGGACATACGCATCCGGAGTCTCACGCGACATCGTATCGAGCATCTTATAAAAAGATTTCTTCGATATAGGTCCCGTGACCTTGTGCTCGTCTGGCAACAAGTCATTTACAAGCAATCTTCCGAATGTGTCAGTCCTATCTGCCATGGATCAGTTCCGTCCTGCCATGTACGGAGAAGCTCCATCAAAACTCGAAACGTCCATCGCTGGACCCCAATCCGCATGGTTATCCCCTACGGCTGACGAGTTCTCCAACGATACACTGCCACCTCGTCGTTGAGCTCGGGGCAACTGCTGGAACATCATCGCAACTTGTCCCGCGGGAAGATGAGAATCTCCACTTTCCAAGGGACGGTTTCCCTCTCCATAGGACATCTCTTTTCCACGCATTCCCACAGGTTTAACCGCAGCTGCTCCAAGTTTGGCAAGCGCCGCACGATATCCAGCAACGTAAAAAGCATTCTTCTCAGTCATATTCGTTGCCTTTCGAAGCAACCACTTGTTTTCATTCGTTCGATGCATCGCCAGAGTGTCCCCGGAGCCGCGCTGAAAAACAACCTTATTTGGATTGATTTCCAAAACTTGAATAGGCTCCTTGTGCGCCATCTCCACCGTGCCCTTGCCGTACCCTTCACGAATAGTTTGCGGGCCTTTCGCACCAAAAGAAAGGGCGTAGTCCGCGCTATGCGTTGGCATCTGCAAAGCAAGGCGTGGCTTGGAGTCCGGAAAAGAAGCCTTAGGGACCGCCCAGGAATGGGCCTGTCCTGTCTCGGGGTCAACGAGGCGCAAGTCCCAATGCGGTCCAGCCTTTTCAGCTACGTGCTTCTGTATCGCAAGCGTCCAGGCCTTGCCCTTGGCAGTCGGCAGGAGCTGAGTCGTTCGCTCTCGAGGAATCCCTGGAGCAAACTCCCCGATGTCTTTTTGGGACAAGACACTCTTGATGGACGCATCAGTCTTGGGCTCGAATATGTCCAACTTTTCACGCGCCACAGGCAACGCTACCAGTCCCGTCGTCGCGTTCAAAGAGTAGGGCGCCCGCACAGACCCTTTGGCATGGAACGTCGAGGTATCCAAGCGAATCTGAGTTCCTCCAGGAGGAGCATCCACAAGGTCGGGGCTCGACGTCTGCAGCGGGCGCAACGTCTTTTGAAGAAGCTTTCGGGCGGCGTCTGTCTTGAGCTCCTTCTCGAGCTCGGCGCGCACGTGGTAGCCTCGACCTCCTGAAAAAACGATATTCGTATTCGTGACCTGAGGGAGTTTTCGCAACACGTCTTCAACGTGCTTCACCGTCTGCTTGAGCCGGCCGGGAGAGACCGCCGAGCCAGGGTCCAAATCTACCCACATTTCCCGTGTACCCTCGCCGAGGGTAGAGTGGAACTCCACGGTACGTTGCCTCGTAAGGTCGTCTAACGACTGGGGATTCAGAAGAAGAGGCTGCTTCTTCGCGTCGTAGCGTCGATAGATGGGCTCCCCGGGGGTGCGCTGCATCACAGTCAGAACAGGGTTGCTCCCGATATGCTGAAGAAGCTTTTCTCGAACCCCCGGGTCTTTATAGTAATCGACCACTTCCTGTTTAGTCAGGGTATAGTCCGGTCCGGAGATGATCGTCGGAGAATCTGTCACGGCTTGCGGTCCTTGATGGTGACCCTCGTTCCCAGGTCTATCTTTCCTGAATTGTAGTCCGCCATCGCTTCGGCTTTGGTTTGGTAAACCTTTGCCTTCCCGCTTCCCGTAACCGCCGTAGCTTGCGCGAGCCCCATGACCGATTCCATCCGAGGCGCCACGAGTAGGTCGCCGCGAATCTTGTCAGTATAAAGCGTGTTCGAAAGCGTCATGCGCTTCACATCTTCGACAGCGTTCGCTCCAGCTGGAACGTGGACCATCATCGTATCCCCATCGAAATCGCTGTTCGTACCTACCTCCGCGAAAGGATTGATTCTTATGGTCTTTCCGGCATTGGGTATGGCATATGCTCCAACTATTCCATATCGATGCAGCGTCGGCGCACGGTTGATCATGACCGGCCGCTCCCGGGTCTCGCGCATCATCGCCTCGCGCGCCGCGGGATGCTTATCATCGACCATCTGCTTCGCCTGCAGCGCTGGATACCCCTGTCCCACAAGGCGCGTGATCATGAACGGTTTATACATCGTCCAAATCATATTCTCCGGGAGACCGACCTCGTCCATTCCCAGAGTCGTATCCGGGACAATCGTTCCGCGGCCGGCCAAGTCCTGCTGTTTCTTCAGGAGCTTGGAATGCACGTACCCGTACTTGGGGCTCCCCTGTCCTGCGATATACGTCAGGAATCCCTTGTGATTTCTACTCTTTGACTTCTGTGTGATGGGGTCGTTCATCCCATACACAGCTCCAACCGCTGATTGGAGAGTTCCTCGCAACTTGGCCTCTTCGTCAGGAAGCTTCCCAGACTTCTTCAGCTCTTTGAACTGGTTGTTCACGTACACCAAGTCGCGGTACAGCGGATTGATGTCGCCGTAAATGAGCTCCTGCCCACCCTTACCTGGCAACACCGGGCGAAAGATCGGAGGAAGAACCGGGATAACGCTCGAGATGTAAGCCTTCTCCGGAGATATGTTCTGCGCCTTCAATGCCCGCAAATACTTTATCTGCTTGGTGACATCATCGAGCACATTTCCCTTCTTATTATTCGCCATATCCATGAGTTCACTCTCACGTTTCGTGACGTCTATCTTCGCGAGCTCGGATTTAACGTAACCGATACCCTTTGTGCGCACGGTATTATCGAGCTGCGCGTTAGTCATCCCTAACAACCGCCGAACTGGGTCATTAAAAATAGGATTGATAATAGGCTCGGCCAAATTGATATGTGACCACTTCGTTCCTTTCATTCCACCGGTGATTGCAGGATCAAAGAGCCCACCCTTTTCAGGCATTAAATTCTTAGCACTGACGAGCTTCGCGTCCTGTATCTCACCTGCCGACATCTCCATCACGTCCGCGTCTGTGAGAGGCGCCAACCCTATCTTCGAGCCTTTACGATCAACACGAACTCCCGCGCCTGTCAGCATATTGAAGAACTTGTCCGAAGCGAAAGACGTGCGCGGAGGAGGCGTGGGATATCCTAGCTGAAGAGCTCTCCAGTACTCATCGTTCTTCTGACTCTTCAGGACCGAAGACTCACGCAACACATTCCGGGCGTTGTGTGCGACAAGCGCGTCGAACTCCATCTTACCTATGGCCTTTGCACTCTCAGACCCACCCTTCGTAGGCTGAAGATTTGCGTCGTAGGTATCCACACCTCGTGCGCTGTAGTTGGTGTCCGTGGACTTGAACATCTTGAAGATGTATTGGCGTCCCACCATCACGTTCGGGATACTCTTTCCAGAACGCGGGTCAAAAACCATCTCTTTGTCTTTTAGACCGTGCTCCTGAAGAAGGTCTTTCGCCCACTTCACATTATCTCTTCCTGAAAAGCTTTCGACGATGAGTGGCTTGCCCGTCTTCTCGACGACCTTTCCTACAGCTGTCTCAATTATTTGTGCGGGATTCACGCGCGAGACAACACCTGCTGACGTTAAAAGAACATCGATAGGTCGTCCTGCTTCGTCTTTAATCATCTGGTCATCCGGAACGATTTCAGATACCACACCCTTATTCCCGTATCGCCCGGAGTTACCTGACCACACAGGCTTTCCATTCACACGCACGTACAAGGTGTGATTTGGAATGGTAATACCAAACACTGGAGCATCTGAATCGATAACTCGCGTGTTCTGTTGGTTACCTCTCGGGTTATTGATGAACGGATTGCTACGTTTTCGGAGGAACCGCAGCGAATAACGTTTCGCATATTGCGGGCGTTTCACTGTATGCGTTGCGATGTTTGCAGAATACCCCGCGTGTAGCGCCAAGCGCTGTAGATCATCCGCTAACTGCCGCGAATACACGACACAGACATCAGTCCCATCTCCGTACTGAATATGACTTCGTCCTGTCTGATGACCTGCGGCTTTTAAAACGCTATCAATAATTATCCCGGCTTGGCTAGGAGCCAGAGTGAATACCAATGTTGGAAGTCGCCGTTCTACGACGTCCCCTAATACTTGACAACTTAAATAAAAATCTCTGTCTCGGATAATCAAAATATCACCTTGAATATAACTCTTATCTTTCAGGTGCGTATCTTGCAAAATAAGGTCCAACCAAGGACGTTCTTCTTCTAACATACGCGGACGTAGATAAATCTCTACAGAATGGTCCATAACTCCCTGTATAAGCGTCGCAGGAATAAGATGTCCTTTTACGGCGTATAAACCAACTAGTGCACACCATGAGTCTGACTCAGGAGCACTCTTCGGCGTCCAAATTCCTGTGCGCACCAATTGAAAAGGCTTATTAACCAATTCACGCGATGGGACTAATTTATTCCTATCACCATCTTTAATTACCTGACTATGGTCCAACGTCACAGATAAATCTGCATGCTGTGAACGTACTAAAAAAAGTTGTCCTGCTTTAGAATAATAGTTAGTATGTGTAGGATTATATAAATGAATTATGCCCTGCGTATCGAGCGTATAACAAATATCATCGGTGGTAACATCTACAATGTACTTCCACCCCGTTGTCGTCAGGACTTCTGTATCTTCCGTGTAACAGAGTTTATCACCTATCTGCATAGGTTCCTGTGTTTTTATTGTGATTGCAATTCTCTTAGGCGTCTTTACGACATCCATAACTTCTCCGGGATGGTCATGGTCCCAGGTCTGCGTCGCATCTCGGAAAGGTCGGACGAGAGATTTGTGCAGACGTCCCAGAAGAATATCATCAGAAGTCAGGGTCGATTTCCGCAACCCAAATACGACAGGTTCCCCACTATTAATTTTCGCACCCGGGCGTACTACTCCTTCTTCATCTACGCCCTTGTAATAGTCATGTCCGTAGGTATGTCCGTAATACGTCTTATGCTTCGTACTATTGAAAACCATGTCAGCGTCACGCGGGAGCACAATTTTATAGAGACGTTCGGACGTCAGCTTTTTAGCGGCGCCGGAACTGATAACTACCGCGTCATTTGAATTTGCTCCGTAATAAGGCATGTATGCAACGGAAAGATTTTTACCGAGAGCTAGCGTCTTATCTTTCGTGAAATTAGACTCCGCGAGGATCTCATCCTTCTTAACCTCATCCCCCGCTTTCACCGTGACGGTATGGTTGAGATAGGTCTTAGCAGCCATCGGCAAGTACGTATCATATGACACGCGCACGAGGTCCGAGTCTTTATCCTTTTTAACGGCTGCTGTCTTATCATGTGGTCGAATGTAGATGTAATCCCCATCTACTTTCTCAATTGTTCCCGCAACTGGCGCTGTTGGATTAACAATCGTCGCCATGAGATGCTCAAAAGATTTTCCACCCGGCGCCATTACCTGTACATAGGGAGCTTCTCGATCAACTAACGAGATAGCTTGGGTCTGATGCTTGGACCCCATCAGTTGGCGATTCCCTTGCAACGATTCGATGAACGGAATGAGATTTGAAGTAGGTCCATACATCGCAGATGAGTGTGGTATTTGATACTGAACTTTACTAGCAGGAACCATCGCCACACGTCCATTAACAAGCGCTGAGACCTTCCCCTTTAAAACTTGCTGAGGGAATGCCACGATTGAAGTTGCAATTTCTCCTGCCCGAATATGCTTTTGTTTCCCCGTCGCCAAATCGAACATGGGAACATAGATGTTACCATCTTTATCATGATGTGCTCCAATAGCAGCACGGACGTCAACACCCGCACGAAAAGACTCCGGAGTTCTAACAGGGTCAAGAGCGCCAATTTGCGTCGGATGAATCATCCGCGCTTCCATCGGAATCGCTCGCTCAGAGCTGATACCGCCTTCTCCTAAGGACGTCACACGCACAGCGGCATCGATGAGCTCCATGGGATTGGTCTGCGTTGGAACAGCCGCTAACTGCGAGCCTGTGATGAATTTGACGAGGCCAGGAGTGAACGCCCCGGGAGCCATGGCCTTGCGTACCTCAGGGGTATTCTCGATTTTAATAGCAGCTCTACGCCCAATGTCTCGAGCATCGAGTTGGATACGCTCCTTGAAAAAGTCCTCTACTGAACGCAAAGATTTGAAGTCGAGATTATCTCGGTCATCGACTTCTTCTGGGTTACGGAAAATACTCAAAACTTTAGCTGATGCATCCAAAAGACTGTCAGGAGTTACGTGTCCATACGCGTGTCCCAACGTTTTTTCATTTACTTTTGGGTCCATCTTAGCCGTACCATAACGCTTAACAATCTCAGCCATCTTCGCATCGACAGTAAGATCGGGAAGAAGGGCATACGCCGGTACGACTTTTTTATAAAGACGGTCTACGTGTTGCGGAAGATTCTTTTCTAGCTTCTTTCGATTCTCATTCGCAAGAGCAGTACCCCACTTCTTCGCGATAGTCTCATGGGACATACCCGATGCACGAAGAATGGTGTAAAGGGGAATCTTCGAGGATTCATATTCGAGTTCTGGCTCACCTTTTTCAGGGTCCATCGTTACATTAAAGTTCGAAGTACCTATGGTATTAAAACTTGCTTCGAGAATTCCATTAGCGCGCTTGCGAGCGTACACCCCTGGTTTAGGACGCACCATATTCGCAATCGAATATTCATTTCCTCCGACAATAAGCGTGTGTCGTGGAGTAAACCACGGTACTCGAGCTAATGTAAATCCCTTCGCTTCATCCAAGACTTTACCCGTCTTCGCGTCTTTTATTTTCACTGTCCCCTTCGCGGTCTCGAAAAGAGAATCACCTCTCAAGATAGCCATCTTTTGCTCGTTCGAGGTGTAGTCTCGAGGAGTAAAAGAAACATCTGTCACTTCTATGATTTTGTTACGCGCCGTAATTGGGAATGATTCTGTCAGTCCTTCCACGACCTTATTCCGAATACGTTCGCGCTTCTCATCTGGACTTTGAAGGATGGGTGTCAAATTCATATACGACCTCGACTTTGGGTACAAGTATATAGAGAGGAGACCTTTGCATCACCCCCTGAGAGGAGGTGAGAACGAATGGTCATCCAACCCGGATTGATTCTAGCAGCACTGCTTCTAGCTGTGTTGCGTAAATAAGCTCGGCCCTGGAGGCAGAGTCAATCCGTGTCCAGATTCTCATTAGAGGCCTCCAGGGCTTCTTTTTTTGCTTCTTCCTCTTCCTCCGCTTTTTGTTCCGCGATGATAGAAGAGTGCATAGGGGAAAAGATATCGGCTACTTCTTGTCGTTTGGCGGCCTTCGCAGATGCTGTAAGGTCGGGAGTCAACCACACCATATGGCAGCAGCGCGTCCCGTCGTGCAGCGTGAAATATTCCTGCGTCTGAAAAAGGATATCGCCTCGAAGACCTTGATTCAGGGTCGCTTCATAATCCGTGCGCATCGTATGCGGGCATTCGTGGTCTCCTTCGTCTGGAAGCACGTAGTCTCCATGCTCGATACCCTTGATGCAACGGTGACATTGGCTCCAGGGTCTCCACAGCACGAAGACCCGTGAGTGTCCTGAGCAATTCAAACTCTGACCGAAGTTCGTCGGCTTCCCTTTTAAGGGATGTTTGGGCTCGGGCATGAACATTGCGATGTTATCCAGCGGAGCAACCGGGTCCTCGATGGCACTTGCACGAGATTCATTGATGGCATCTACGAAACTTTTCATCCCATACCCCCTTGTGTCTGAATAGTCGCCTGCTGCCGCGTAACCGTCTGCTGCTGTTCAAGCCGCTGAATCACGACCGAATACATCACAAGGTCCTCGGTCTGCAGCTGATGCAATTGACTTCGTCGTGTCGAGGGGTCCATCTGTGAAAACTGCTGAGCCAACTGGTCTGCTTGCGCGATGATTTGCTGCTGGTCATAGCCCTGTGGACCTGCTGCTCCGGCCTGTTGCTGCACTTCCTGAGCCATCGTATTCTGCATCTTGCTCATCTCACGCTGTAACTCTTGGCCTCTGCGCGCGTTTTGTATCGTCTCTTCTTTGATACGTCCGTATTCCTTCTGAACATCGATGTCGTTGATTTCCGCCATCGTCGTTGTCGAGATAGTCTGCGGACCCATCCCTTGCAAACCAGCTTGCCAGAGCTGCAGGAGCATCGTCTTCTTCTCCGTGTCGTCCACCATTCGGAAAGGAATCAACCCCACCTGTACGGATTCCCAACCCAAGAACTTGCTGCAGGAGTCGTTCATCCACTGAAGAAGGTCTGTGAGGTCGCTGACGTGCGTCGCGAGCTGGTTCTCAATCATGCGTAGGGTCGCGCTCATGCCCTGCCCCGTAAGCCCGCCGTAGAGGAACTCCAGGGGAATACCGAGGGCCGCAACGAGGGACTTCTCCGCTTCCTGTACCTCTCCCAATGTCAGCAGAGCTCGCCCCTGTCCGTTGAGCTGCGAGACGGCTACCGGGACCGGCGCGTACATGATGTGCAAGGGGTCGTTTCTCCAGTCCTGCACATTCTTTTTCATGTTTTCTATCCACCGCGCGAGGTTGATAGACTGAATAGGATCACCGCTATTCGAAGAGGCAGCAGGAGACACGATACGGAAAGGTACGAGGTGCTCGAGGGCGATGGCCTCATTCGCTTTCCGCAGAATTTGCGTGTAGAAGAAGCGGTCCAACGCCGGCAGCAACGGAGGAAGGCCCCACTGAGGATTCACACCTGCCGGCGCGCAGAACTTCATATGGAAGATGGCCTCGGGCGCGAACTTGAAGGGCTTGTGCTCCTTGATGGCCTGCAGGAAACCCCAGGGAGTCGTATCGATGATGTGCTTTTGCCCTCGTCGAACCTGCGCCGCGGTGTCCGCGGGGATCGTATAGTAGTAAATGGATTCCCCAGTGAAAACGTTGTGCTCGATATCGATGCACTTCGGGTCCCACCTAATGAAGTTGATGTCCTTGGTGAGCATCAACTTTCGGTCCTCCACGTTTTTTTCCCCGACGGTGACTTGGCTGCTACAAGACGTGCACTTAAAAGCAAAGGATAACGTCTGCAGCGTGAAAGAGTAGTCGACGTGCTTGATATTGGTCGCGGCGCGGCACTTGGGGCAAGTCAAATACCGGACGAACGGTTGGTACATAGAAGTGAAGGAATTTCCATAAATATACTTATCCAACGTTGCCTTCAGAAGGAATTCTTTTGCACGAATTACCTTCTCCATGAGGCTCTTCTGCTTCTCTTTTAGCTGAGCGTTATCCGTATCATACGTTATCTCCGTAATCGGATACTCCCCGAACTTCCGAAGCGCCGCGAAGATGTGCGGACTGTTATAAAACAGGTACTCGCACATTTTAAAAAGTTCTTTTAATCGCTTGGGCGCAAAGAGCTGACTATAGGTGAAATACGGGTTAGAGTGCCCGAGTCCACCCGTGGACATTAACGTCGTTTCGGAAGTCGTTGTCATGATTCAACTTTCTTTTTTCGTTCGCGAGACTGTTCAAATTCTATCGTAAGGAGACCCCAAATGAAAGCTTCGTTCGCGCTCTCTGCCGGAACCCCTGTATTTATCGTTAAGGATGAGGACCCCGTCTTATCCCGCATCTTCGGAGGAACATACCTCAAAAACTACAATGCTTGGATGTATCCAGCCTATCCCCCCTTCATTGAAAAAGTTCTCAATGATTTTCAAGCACTAGAAATCGAACACGACGAATCTGCTCAGGTGCATATCGACCGGGTACTTCCGTATTCCGTGCTTTTAGAAGAGGTGAAAAAGACCTCCTCGCTAGGACCCTATCCAAACTACGCGCATCAAGACGAAGGCGTAGCGGAACTCCTGTATAACTATCGATGGGCGTTACGCTGGGAGATGGGCACGGGCAAAACAAAGGTGGTCGTTGAGGCCCTAACAAAATTAAAACAAAAGGCCCTCATCATTGCGCCGCTCATAGCCATCGACAACTGGGTGGATGAGATTGCACTACACTCAAACGGTACCCTCTATACCGCAGTTTTAAAAGGAACAACACGACAAAATAAACTCAAAGCTCTCCAACTAAGTATCGAAAAAGATTACGATATCCTTTTAGCTACGTACGATGCTGCACGCCTTTACGGAAACAGGACGCTGTCTCCAAAAGTAACGAAAGCAGTAAAAACAAGTAAGTTCCCCATCCCCCTAGTCCTCCAGAAAAGTATGCTGGGCCTCACTGAAAAAGATGCTCTTGCAATTCTCTCTGATTATCGTGGCATGGTATCTCTTTCTGAAATTAAGAAACGTGTTGCAGCTTTTCCAAAAGACCTATGCCTAACAGATTTTCCCTATGAAATCATTATTCTAGATGAGTCACATAGAATCAAATGCATCCGTAGTCAACGGACGAAGGCGGTCGTGGAGCTCTGCAAACGAGCCACGCGACGTTATCTACTCACCGGCACTATTAGCATGGGTAATCCTTTAGATTTATACCCGCAGATGAATGCCCTGGCCAAGTACATGTGCCCTGAAGACTACATGAGCTATCGCAAAAAGTTCTGCGTGATTTCTAAGTACAATGAACATATTATCGTAGGGTATAAAAATCTAAATGTCGTTAGCCAGCGTATCAATAGCATCTCGAGTGAAAAACGCATCGACGATTGCGTAGACCTACCAGAGCTGAAGGATGTCGATGTTTTATTTGACCTAACCACAGAGCAACTCAGGGATTATAACTCCATTATCAAGTACCTCGAATTGGATTTTGGAGAAAATATGTCGGTCAAAAAGCTCAATGGAGGAGTTCGTTTGAACAAGCTCCTCCAAATCTGTAGCGGTTTTTTGTATGTTAAGGACGATAAGACTGCGCAGATTTGTGATACATGTCCTCGTGTTATCACGTGTGTCGTAAATGCAATAAAGCCTGGAACGCCGCGGTGCATGCGCTTCGACGAAACGCGCCATCTTGTTACGACGCATACGCTACGATATGCGCATAACCCCAAGCTCGATGCGTTAAAAGACCTACTCGAAGACCTCCTCGATAATCCTGAAGAGAAGGTCGTCATCTGGGCTAACTTAGTGGCGGAGATGGATGATATTGCTGAACTTTTAGATAAAGAAAAGACCATCTTTGTGCGCGTGGATGGGCGTTCCACACACAATATTAAAGCGCTCGCCGAAAGATTTAATACCGATCCAAATTGCCGCGTGTACCTCGGACAAGAATCTACAGGCATCGCCATCAATCTTGTTTCTTCCCGTTACGCCGTGTATTACAGTCGTTCTTGGTCGCTCGAACATTGGCTACAATCTCGAGCTCGTGAATATCGAATAGGCCAAACCCGAAAAACGGTTGTATACCGGCTGTGTGCAAAGCAAAGCGTAGAAATCCAGCAGCTCATTGCGCTGGATAACCGAGAGGATATTGCCCGAGTGCTCACGGAAAAAGTGAACTGCATCCTCTGTGAACGCTACGCCGCGTGTTTGAAAGCGAAGATTATTCCGTGGTCCGTGGGTTGCGTCTATTCCTCCAAAATCAGTCGGAAGACTGTCGAACCAGAGGTGATTGTACGATGGAAGTCCTAGTAACCTTTGACGAATTATCCCAACTACTGTCCAAAGCACTGAACACAGAGGTCACCCGCGTGACCTTCATTCCTGAAGGGAAAATAGTAATCGAAACGAATCTGGACCTTTTGGGGATACAGAAACCTTCCAGCATGTTCCCTGTTTATACCCCTCCAGTCCGCGGAGCAACACTCGCCCCGATGCCTCTTGCTCCTCCCATCCCGCCAACTGCACCCGAAACCACCCCCGAGGAATTGTCCAACTTGCTAAATGAGAGTCTCCGTCTCGAAGGTGTCGTGTATGAGTACAACCACGAAGGAGATATCGTGACCCGTAAACGGATGGGGGCCGAGTCCACATTGCCTGCGGGCGAACCCATTATCTACGTGAGAGGAAAAAATGATGAGTGACGAACTCGACGACAAAGAAGAAGCACCCCCAATAGCACCTGAAGAAGACAAAGACTGGATAGACCCCGAGCTCCCGCGCGGGTATCTATCGCCTTCCCAATTCAACATGTACCAACGGTGTCCGCGACAATATGAGTACGCGTATATCGTTCAGCTCGTGCGGCCCCCAGGCATTGCCCAGATTCGAGGGACTGCCGTCCACAAGGGCGCGGAAATCACGCATCGGCATACCATCCAACATGGAGCTCCCGCGTCTATCGACGAGGGCGTCTCCGCGGTCTCGGACAAGTTCGACGCGCAAGCACCCGAGATTGAAGAGTGGAAAGAGGAGACTCAAGGGGACGCCAAAGACCAATCAATCCGTATGTTTAAGGTATATTACAGGGACGCTGTTCCGTACATTCATCCAGTACGAGTGGAACATACGTTCAAGTGGACGCGCGAGTTGTGTGGAGTTCCTGTTTTGGGCATTATCGACCTGGTTGATTCAGTGAAAAATCCAGACATGAGTCTGGAGAACGACCCGGAAAACCCTCAAATGGTCGAAGTCGTGAGCGATCTTAAAACGGTAAAAAAGCTCTGGGCGTCTTCGAGAATTGATAATGAGCCACAATTAACGTTTTATGCTATTGCAGAAAACACCGACCGCGTTAGAATCGATTTTCTCGCGGCGCAAAAAACGGGAATAAAATATACCCCGATAACGAGCAAGCGCGGCCGGCAGGAAAAGATGGTACTTTTGGAAGATGTCGCGGAGGTCTCGAGAAATATCAAAGCCGGGATTTTTCCGCGTTGTGCTCCAACCGGGTGGCACTGCTCGCCTACCTACTGTGGCTACTACGCCCGATGTCGTGGAAAGAGGTGACGGGATGGATGGTCTGCTCGATTATACGAAGGACAAGAAATTTTGGGACATGGTTGAGAGCGAAGCGAAAGCTTCGAAGAAGACCTTCACGGATTTTTGGAAGGCGTCTGAGACTGCAACGCTTTCGAAGACTGATGCTTGCGCTTGCCTGAACGCGCTGTTCATTGATTCCCACGCACGCATCCTGCAAGCTTTTGGAAAGACAGCGAAAACTCTGTACCCGACAACGAAGTGCAGCCCAAATAGGTTGCTCAACAAATCCTCCCTATGGTGGGTTGACCATTTTACCGCGGGGATCTCCCATATCTCCACACTCAACTGGTTTGGAGCGTTGTCCAAAGGACGCGCCTCGACCCATTTCGTCATCGGATATCACACGGACCCCTACTATATCGTTCCTCTGACACACGGCGCCTGGCATGCTCCCGCTCGGAATGCGGATAGCTGGAGCGTGGAGATGGTGAACGCCGGCCCCATCCGCAGCGTTGGGGAAGACTGGGTGATGTGGAATGGGAAAAATCTACCGGCTAAATTGGTAAAAGAACTCCCACCCCAACCTGTATCTCCGGCCTATAAAGGCGCTAAATTTTTCCAACCTTTCACCGCCGACCAAGTCACAAACAACATCAAGCTCAAACGCGTCATCCGCTGGGCCACCGCAGACCTTTTCCTTTCTCCTGCGCGCATGTCTCAGCACTCGCAATGGCAAGAGGGTAAATTCGATATGGGTCCACTCTGGCCCTTCGACGATGCCAACGCCGCGATCTTCGAAAACTATCCCCTAGACGAACTCGGGGCGTACCAGTTCGCACTGGAGAGTGTCTACCTCCCATCTAACGAACATGTCTGCGTCGAGGAACCCGACGATCATCTTCATGACTCCTGTGTCGAGAGCCCCGAGTACGGCCTCGAAACCGAACCCGACAAAGAGACGAGCGCCACTCTTTTGCCTGCCATCGAGGAGATTCAACGTCTGCTCGTGAACCGAGGGTATGACCTAAAAGTAGACGGCGTGTATGGCGCCAAAACCAAGGAGGCTGTAGTCCGTTTTCAAAAGAGATGGAATGACAACAACTCAGAGCATCTAGTAGCAGATGGGATCGCTGGCCCTAAAACACTCGAAAGATTGAAGAGGTAAAAAATTGGTCGCACAGTTGAAAATCACAAAGAATTGCGGACGTTGTGGCAAGGCCGAAGAGACCATCGGAACCCTCGAGGACGCGCAAAAACTGATGGACCAGGTACAAGCGCGTAAGACGTCACTGGCCTATTTGGATGAAGTCATTAGTGGCCTCGCGGATATCGATGAGCCGCCACAAGTCATCGTCGCGACCCTCAACCTCGAGACCAAGAAGTACGACTACAAGGTCATGTACGACCTGTGCTCCAAGGAAGCCGGCGAAGGAAAACGCCGCGGCTGCGTCGCCCGTGTAGCTGACCTGGTAGTCGACATCTTCAACCTCAAGGACGAAGACGCTGAACCCAAGGTTCGCAAGCCCCGGACGAAGAAGGTGGCTACGGAACATAAGAGCACCGATACCCCCATCTCTTCCCTTACCCCTGGAGAAGCGATGGAAGAAGCGCTAAACGCCTAATGGAAAAGTACGGCGTAGAAGAGTTCATTGAGGGACTACGTAAGTACGCCAAAGGCGGAGCACTGTGTTGCCCCATTTGTGGAAAAGAGGTGCTGGATGCCGAAGGCCCAACCCCGCGCTGTCCAGAACACGGTAGCGCTCCATTCGAAGAGATTCCGCGGGACTGACCGCGAAGCTATTCGAAAAATTCGGGCACTGTATATGGTCGTTTATAACAGTGACCATAGCCTTATTCCCTTAGCGGTAGAACTCTTTCACGCTGTAGGTGCGATCCTCGAAGGAACCCCCATGCGGCATATAGACCTCCGGTTGGTCGATAAAGATGCCGTGTTACGTGAGCTCAAAGAAGCAGGAGAAATCGAATGACCCAAGACGAAACTGAAAAAGTGGTATCGAGTAAAAGTGCGGAAGAAGACGCGATTGTGCGTGACCTTTGTGCCGACATGGACGAAATTATTCCTCCATTAAATACTCCCAAGGAGGTTCCACCCCTTCCACTTTCTTCCGTGAAGAAAATAGTGGTAAGTAAGAAAGAACTGCCGGGTGCCTCGGTCATGAAGATGAAGCTCAAGGACATCGAACTCTCTTCCAAATGGAATCGGGATAAGTTGCAAAACATCGATAAACTTGCTCAGTCCATTCAAGCAGAGGGACAAATAACCCCCATTCTCGTCCGTTTGCGTGAGGATGGAAAAGCTATACTCGTCGATGGACGGCGCCGTTATGCCGCCCTAAAAGAAGCAGGAATCGCTGAAGCTCTCGTATCTGTTCGAGATTGTGACGAGCGGGAAGCACGTCGTATCAGCACCGCCGCAAATACAGCGCGGGAAGAGCATACTCCCCTAGAACTCTGCAGAACGTTTAGCGATATGCGTGATGCGGGAGAAACTATCAAACAGATTGCAGTTACCACCTGTCATAGTGAGAACGTGGTAGCACAGCATCTACGTCTGGAGTGCCTACCAGACGAAGCGAAGAAGATGCTTAACGCGGGCAAACTCGATTTCACAGCAGCACACGCCCTGTGTCGTTTGAACTACGACGACAATCGAGACCTCAAGTTTTTCGACAAGGTTTTAACCAAAATCAAAACGGGAAAACTGACGGCGCTGTCCGTAGCGACCGTCGTTGATACGTGGATCAATCGGCGTAAAGAAGCCGATAAGGCGGCGGGAAAGAAGGAGGAGAAAAAGCGTGGCCGAAAGGTTACGTCTAAGAAAGAGAACTACGACTATCTCGATCCTTCTTACCTGAAGCAGATCAAGCCGTTATCCGCAAAGCAAATCGGCTCGGTCTTGAATACGTATCAGGAAAAGAAAAACAACGCGCGCAACGCAAACATTCGTGGTAAATACGATTACTTCATGCA